AAAGGGATGCAAGAGCCATCAACCATTTTCAATACAGCATTTTCATTAAGTAATTTATACATTTATAACTCCGCAGAAAGTGTTATTAAGCCACCACCTGATCCATTTCTACTAATACAAGCTCTGCCCGTAGTTAATCCTGTAAACCCACTTAAACGGAGATGGTATGAATCAGAGTTTATATTTGAATCTGTAATTGCTGAAGCTGTTCCACTAAAAATTGTTCCACCACTTTGAAATTGAGGAGTGGTCTGCATAAGGGCTATAGTAGGAGAGGCTCTCATAGGAACAACGCATATGCCACCAAGTGCTATCTCTGTTGCGCTATCAGCACCTCCTACCAATCCTCTGTTAAGACTGGAATAGTACCTCTGACACAAAGCCAACTCAGTCCCATAAGGTCTATAATCAAAGCTCGTTGCTGTTGAGCCTTTTTCAAGCTGTACATTACCAACTGTCCATGTCAATCCTGCTGTCAATGCGCCAACAGTAAACACAATCTGTATGCCTGTTGTAGCCGCCGCAGGGATGGTTATATTTGTAGAGAAGTTGGTAATAGTTGAAGTGACTGTGAATGTGCCTGTTGCAATTTGAGTAACAGTTGGACTTGCCAATGTGCCAAACGTGTCTGCTGTTGTCGTTGCATAACTTGCTGTCCATGTAACAGTAGTCAATGTTGCAGATATAGCCAAATCTGCTGACAAAGTGGCAGTAGAGCCAGCAAGGTCATAACTGTTGAGTTGTTCAATGCGCTGACCAATACCAACCGCAGTAACAGATGCCGCACCAGTAATTCGCAATCTATTTTTAGTTGCATTAGCTCCAGCTACCTGTGCCGCAGTTACGTTTGCGCCTGTACAGTAAACATAGAAACGATCTACAGTTGAATAGCCAGCCGCAATTGTTGAACCCGCAGTAATGGTTGCAGACGTTGCTCTTTGCGCTATTTGCATTTGACCATTGATGATGCGATTCTTGAAACCAAATGAACTGGACGCATTAAATACATCAGAGCCATTGACATTGGCCGTAATCTCGCCAGTGCCTTTTGAGACTAGCTCAAAGCCAATGTTGGTGTCACCACCTGATGCAGTCAATGTTGGCACTCCACCAGTGGCAGCATTAGCCAAAGTCAACTCATTGACAGCAGAGGCTGTGGCAGTCACTTTCAGCAACTCATTGCCGTTGGTGTCGATGATGTCTCCAACCAGTTTCAGCTTCTTGCCTGATCCAATGTTCAAGCCAACTGATGTACCAGTACCAGCAGCCGCAAAGACAGCGTCCACGCTATCTAAGTCGGTATTGATCTTCGTACCCCATGTGTCAGTTGACGCGCCAACCTCGGGCTTTGTCAACAATAGGTTTGTGGTGGTGGTATCTGCCATTCTTTAATCCCCTTTACGCGGCCTCTTGCCAAGTGATTGAATTGTCCGACAAATCAGACCAACTTTCTGACGTATCAGAAGTCGGTGTCCAGCTCTCAGCTGAATTCGCAACTGGCGTCCAACTCTCTGATGTGTCTGCTTCGGGTGTCCATGTCTCGGATGTATTGGGAATAGAACCCCATCCAAAGCCAATCATTATCCCAACAGCGCAAATTGACTCAACGCCAATTATCCCTATGGATATGACATTTGATACGCTGCCAACTGATCCTGTACTCTCAACGCCTGTAATGTTTTGAAAAGATATGACCTCAAACAATACTGTTCCAACAGCACCAGTGGCTGCATTTCCAGTAATTGCTTTGGTGCTGGTGACGCTAACCGATCCAATCGAACCAGTCGCAGAATTACCAAATAAGTCAATTGCAACAGACTGAGTGACGCTGCCAACAGCCAGGATTGACGCATTGCCTGTAACAGCATTGGTTGATGTCGATAAGACCGATCCAACAGCGCCAATGGCTGCATTGCCTGATATGGCGACAGATACAGTTAAGCCAACAGTGCCGACATTGCCTGTGGCAATAGTCCCATCTTCTTGGATTGATGTGTTTTCTAATAAATCCCCAACAGCACCAGTCGCCTGGTTGCCTGAGATAGTAAGGTTGCCTTTTCCATAAGCACCAAGGCCATATTGACCTGTTCCATAAGGATATGCAAGTCCACTTATTTGCGCAGGAATTTCTCCAAATGCATTTTGAGAAAATGAAGAAAAGCCAAACACATTAATCCTTACAAGCCTGTACTTTGTATATGTAGTTCTTTATTCATGTTTTTAATACGCTTCAAAAATAATAATGCCGCCTGCGCCGTTTCCATAAGAAACGTTACCTATACTGCCTCCTCCGCCAGAGCCATAACCTATACCATTGCCACCGCCTGAAATTGCTGCGGCAGTGTTAGTACCTCCGCTACCAAACCCCGGACAATTACCGCCGACCCCTGAAACTTGGGTTGCTACTGCTGTAGAAGAACCATAAGAAGTTCCGCCAGAAACGCCGTTAATATTTATATCTCCGCCAGAAGCGGAGCCACCAGCGCCGCCACTTGTTGCACTTGCTGCATAAGCCGTAGATGAACCATTAAAACCAGCATTAGCAGTGATAGTTGTTATTGTTAAAGTACCAGATGAAACAGTAGAAGTCGTTGCAGATGATGCGCTAACACTATACGTTAAAGTCTGTCCTGCGGTCATGGCTAACCATTTAATAGCTACGCCAGAAGAACCTCCGCCTGACCCTCTTTGGCTTGTTGTTCCAGCACCATTTCCTCCACCACCAACAACAGTAACTTTTACCCATTGAGTATTTGTAGGTGCGGTATATGTCTGTGCTGACCCAAATGTAAATACTTGAGTATTTTGAGCTAAAGTACCAGTTGGGCTAAATACTGCTTTGCTGGCAGGATAAGTGACAAACACATTCACTGTTCCAGAAAACGTAACTGCCGCATTTGAATTGCTTGATGAAAGTATGGTTGTGCGGGTTAATGTAGGGCCAGTAGTTGAATATGTACCTAGCCCAACTTCCCAATTTCCAGACGCATCTGTTGCAGTGTAATAGGTTGTATTGGTATCCCCAACAACAGTAAAGGACTGAAATCCAGCAACAGAGCCGGACAGAGTAAAGCTAACAGTCGTATTGGCTGTAGCTGTCTGTTGTACCCGATCTGCAACAACTAAAGCCATTTTGTACCTTTATATAATTACACGATTAGCAGCCATGCCGCTGCCCCTTGGTTAAGCCAGCCTGATCAGGCCAGTGCTTGCATCATTGGTCGGCATGGTCAGCGTGAATGTCCCAGCAGTCACTGTCTGACTGCCAAATGTGTGGACGCTGACTGCCTTGTTTGATTGAGTCGAGTTATAGATCAAGACCGCGTCAAAGGCTGTAGATAGGGTTACAGAGCTGTAGCTGATGCTGGCGCTTGGCGTCACAAAGGCTGTAGTTCCACTGGTGCTTGGTGCAGTACCAAATGTCACTGTGACGCCTCCTGCGGTGTAGCCTGTGCCTGACACCTCACCTGTGGCGCTGTAGGCTGTGGTGGACGCATTGACAGTGGCAGAGGCCAAGTACAAGGCAGCCTTGAAAGTGTCGGCTGTAGTGGCAGCGCGTACTACGCCAGTGCCAAAGTTATGGTGGCCGACAAGCAGCTCGCCCTTGAAACTGGTACACATTGCTTGCGTATTAGCCATGATTTATCCCTTAAATTTGTTGACTGATGCCATCAGCAAAAACACCGCGTTTGAGCGCCATATGGACAGATCGATGCACCATCTCACCAGCAAGCCAATACTCTACCCAGCTCGTTGTCTCGGTATCGTTCTCAACAGACCCCTCACGCTTCTCAAGCAATGAGTCATCCATATCGCCTTTGGTGGTGGTAACTATCATCCAAATGTCCTTGCTCTTGCCAAGATCGCGCCGCCTGATGTAGAACCCCGATCATCTGCAATTTGCAATTGATCCAGTCCTGCTTGATACAGCGATGACCATACAGAGATTCTCGCATCGTCTTGGAGGTATGGCGCAGCCTGTAAGAGTGATCCATACAAATACACATCAGGTGCTTGAGTCAGCAGCCAGTTGGTGGTATTCGTATTTGATAACTTAGCCAACTTTGCATAGTAGACAAGCTCGGCGGTGTACTCACCATCAGGAATTGGTAGCAGTCTGAATTGACTTCCAACAATAGTGAAATACAGTGGCTTGCCACTGGACAAGTAAGTCGTATTCGACAGCGAGTCCATTGCATCAATGGTTTGGAATGACAGGTTAGTAATTGGATTTGTATTGAGCTTGATGGACTTGGTTTCTAAGAAATCGTCAGGCACTGTGCCGTACTCAGCAGCCGCCGCAAATGTCGCATTGGCACGCACAATCATTTGGCGCGTACGCAACTGGCGCTCAATTTGTGACTCTGCCAGGCTGACAAAGTCTGAAATAGCAGTAGCCAAATCAGTGCGGTTGAGCCAGTCGCCAACCGAGGTCTTCAGCTCCGCATAAGTCGTGAGTGCCATCAGGTAACCTTTTCAGTTTCTTGTACTTCACGCATCACCCAAGTATGGTCATGCTTGAATTCAAACATCCCAATGTGGCCGATTTCCTTGCTCACATCGTGATCAATCCATATCTTAAAGCCTGCATCTCTGGCTTTCTTACAGAAGAAAACATCCTCGCCAATGTAGCCACGTTTATCATGCCGCCATGGAGTCTCAAACCAAGGCTCTGACAAAGCCGCAAAGACATTGGCCTTGATCAGCATCACGCCCATACCAACTGAGCCAACTTCTTGCAGGCCAGTTGATTCGGGCATCGTATATACCAGCTCACGCTCGCCATTCTCTTTGTAAATCTGTGCGGTTGGTCCTGTTGGCATACGTCTGCGAGCGCAGTTGGTCGCCACAATGTCCAAATCATGTTGCAGCAAACGCTCAATCATGTCGTGTGGAAACCGCATATCTGAATCAATGAAAAGCACATGAGTGCATTTTTCACGCATCGCGTCTAGGCACAATTCAGCTCGCTGATTGGCGATAAGCGTCCCCTGCGATATTTTCAAGCTGATGGCATCATTGGTGTTCAATGTGTGGTTAGCCACCATGTTGACAAGATCATAGGTAAACATG